CCAAGTACGACCCGGCCGTCGGCCTGTTCAGCACCGAGAGCACCACGTACAGCTTCACGATCGGCGCTCCGACGACGCCACCCGCCGACACCACTGTGCCGACGTTCGCCGCCGGCGCCGCGATCACCCTGACCGCGATCACCACCAGCGGTGCGCATGCCGCCTGGCCAGCAGCCACCGACAACGTCGCCGTGGCCGGCTACGAGATCAGCGTCGATACCGGCACGCCACTCTGGGGCGACCTGGGCAGCGTGCTGTCTTGTGACATCAGCGGCAAGGCAGCTGGTGCCTATACCGTTCGAATCCATGCCTATGATGGCGCTACGCCTCGGAACTACTCGGCACCGATCACGGCTCCGCTGACGATAGTTCCGGCGCAGTCGGGCCAGGGTGGGACTGGCACCATTACCGTTCCAGCTTCGAGAACGGCCGTATTCGCCAGCCGCCAGCGCGTTGCTGTGTTCAGCACCCCTAGCCCGGTTACGCTGGCGAAGGGCGCGCAGGACGAGCTATTCATTGTTGGCGACTTCACGAAGGACCTGACGGACGCCGCAACAACGGCTATATCTGTCGCGCCGGTGTCGGATGGCGTGGCGGTGCTCGTTGCTCCGCAGCTTCAGGGGATGCTCGGCGTCGTGAAGCTGGGCGCATTCGATCCGAGCGTGACCACCCCCAGCTTCACCTTCCGCCTCACGCTGGATAACGGGGAGCAGATCGACCGCACGATTAAATTCACGGTGCTGGACGATCGCACCCACTTGTTCGGCAAGGATCCTGACGACAAGCGGTATTGGGCCTTCAACTTGAACGCGGATGCGGTGCGCGGCACAACAAGCCTGGCATCCGTGCAGGCGCCGGTAGTCGTTGGCGTCACATCGCTCGCCACGCCGACGATCAACGGTAATACCGCCATCGTGAAGCTGGGCGGCCTGGATGTGGCGGGCGGCGCGAACTCCTGCAGCCTGACTGCAATGCTTGCGAACGGCGAGAAGCTCGTCAACACGATCTATTTCAATCGCGAGGACCACTGATGATCAACGCTGCTGAACTCCTTGCTGCTCATGAGGCGCTGGCTGCAGGTGGCGAGCCTGATGCGCTGCTGGCGAGGGCAACTCGACCGGCGCCAGATCAGGCGGGGGAGAAGGGCGTCAGCGATTCGCCGCCAGCGAGGCAATATCCGCTCGCTGGGCAGGGTCGCTCCTTTCCGCTGGGGCGCAAGCAGTAGGCGCCGAACAAAGTTCAGATTCACAGGCAGCACGGAGACGAGTGGCGCAAAGCTCAGCGCCCATGCGAGCGCGCGACCGACGCATGCTTCGAAAAATCGATGCGCTTTCGCTGACGTTACGAAGGCCGAATGGCTCCTCCGCAGAACAACGCGGTCCATCTCGGCGCGGGCGGCGATGATGTAACCATAGAGAGGCAAGCATGGCGCAAGAGGAAAAATCTGCGCCGGACTGGGAGCGCATTGAAGCGGAATACCGGGCTGGCGTGCTGTCAGTGCGGGAGATCGCGGCATCCCAGGGCATTTCACACGTCGCCGTCCAGAAGCGCGCCAAGCGAGATGGATGGGCTCGCGACCTGGCAGCAAAGATCAAAGCTAAGGCTGATGCGCTGGTTACCAAGCAAGCGGTTACCAGTGCGGTTACCGCAGAAAGGGCGGTAACTGACAAGGCCATCGTTGAGGCAAATGCGGAGGTGATCGCCCAGGTGCGATTAAACCACCGCGGCGACATTGCTAGAGCGCGCAAGCTTGCCATGTCTCTGATGTCTGAGATCGAGGTCGAGACCGATAGTCTGGAGTTGTTCGAAGAGCTAGGGGAAGTGCTTCGCAGTGAGGACGATAAGGGACAGGACAAGCGCAACGACATTTACCGGAAGGTGATATCGGGCGCCTCCCGCATCGACAGCATGAAGAAGCTGGCCGACACGCTCAAGGTGCTGATTAGCCTGGAGCGTGAGGCATACGGCATCGAGGCCGACTCAAAACAACAAGGCGGCGGTGATGACATGGTTTCTGTGCTCAGCCAGTTGATTGAAAAACTTCCGGGATGAGTACCGGAAACCTCCTGCTTGATCGGCAGTTGGCTCGTTGGTACGCACTGAAAGATCATCCGGTTCAGTTGGCTCTTGTAGAGGCGGTGCCAAACGGGGTCCTCTATCCACTCATACCTTCCGGTCGACGTAGTGGAAAGACTGAGCGCTTCAAGCGCTTCCTCGTGAAGCAGGCGAACCGGGTCGCGGGTGCTTACTTCGCTGCGGCGCCGACACACGATCAAGCCAAGAAGATCTTTTGGGATGACCTGAAGGCGTTCACGCTATCGTCGCTTCACCCGAAACGTCCGAGCGAGTCCGAGCGGATCATCTATATGCCCAACGGCAGCGAGATCCACGTTATCGGGCTGGACAAGCCGCAGCGCATTGAGGGCATTCCGTGGAAGGGCGGCGGGATCGACGAATTCGCCGACATTAAACCCGAAGCGTGGGAGGCGAACATTCTTCCGGCGCTTAACACGGTGAACCCGCTGGACCCTGATTACCGCGCCTGGTGTTGGCTCCTCGGCGTGCCTGACGGCCTGAACCACTACTACGACCTGTGCTCGCACGCCGAGACGGGCATTGATCCGCGTTTCCAGGTGTTTCACTGGAAGTCTGCCGAGATTTTGCCGCCTGACGTTATCGAGGCGATGAAGCGGGCGATGTCGCAAAAGCAGTTCAAGCAGGAATTCGAAGCCTCATTTGAGACTGCCGGCGGTCGCATCTACGAGGACTACAGCAAGGAAAACCACACAGGCGCGCGAATCGAGCCGCATGAACAGTTGATGTGGATGCACGACCAGAACTTCACGCCGCTGTCTTCCGCGGTTGGCGTACGGCGCGATAACAACCTGTACCTACTTGATGAGATCGTGCTCACCAGCGCGGTATCGAAGCAGTCGGCCATGGAGTTTGTCGAGAAGTTCAAGGAGCACAAGAACCGCCATGTGCTGATCTACGGCGACCCCGCCGGCCAGGCTGGCGAGAAGCACGGCCATGCATCGGACTACACCGACATCGAGGCGGTATTGAAGGCGAACGGCTGGACGTACACCCGCAAGGTTAAGCCGGCGCACCCGGCCATCAAGGATCGACAGAACGCGGTGCGCTCGAAGATTTGCACGGCTGATGGCCTGCGCACTCTGTTTGTGAATCCGACAACCGCGAAGTGGTGTGACAAGGGCTTGGCGACGGTGCAGCTCCAGGACGGCTCAACGTTCCAGGAGGACCAGAAAAACAAATACCAGCACATCACGACCGCGATCGGCTATTGCGTCGACGTGGAGTGGCCTTCGGTAAAGCGGGCGGCATCGGTGCGCACGCTGAACATTTAACAGGAACCACATGGCAACCAAGGTCAACGATACCACCCCGGAAGTCGACGCGATGGCTCCCGGTTGGGACAAGATCGACACGCTTTGCGGCGGGACCGATGCCATGCGCAAGGCACGCGAGAAGTACCTGCCGAAATTTCCGCGCGAGGACAAGGACAGCTACGAATACCGCGTCAAGACCTCGACGCTGTTCAATGGCCTAGGCCGCACGGTCGAGAACATGTCTTCCAAGCCATTCGCGGAGCCAGTGACCTGCAAGGACATCGAGCCAGCGCAAGAGGAATGGCTGCAGGACATCGACCAGTGCGGCAACAACCTCAACGTGTTTGCGCACAACGTGTTCACGGCGGGGCTGAAGTATGGCCTGACGCATATCCTCGTAGAGTGCCCGCCGACCACGGACAAGGACGGCAAGCTGCTGTATGTGACGAAGAAGGCTGAGCTCGACGCCGGGATCCGCCCGTACCTCGTGCACATCAACCCGAAGCAGATTCTCGGCTGGAAGAGCGCCAAGACTGGCGCCGGCGCCGAAGTGCTTTCGATGCTGCGTCTTCTGGAATGCGTCGAGGAGGATGACGGCGAGTTCGGCACGACGAAGGTCGAGCAGGTACGCGTGCTGACGCCGGGCCGCTGGGAGACTTACCGCCAGAATGAGAAAAAGGAATGGGTCCAGCACGACGAGGGCGGCATGTCGCTCGGTTATGTACCGCTGGTGACGTACTACACGAAGCGCACTGGGTTCATGACTGCGGTTCCGCCGCTTTCCGATCTTGCCGACCTGAACATCAAGCACTGGAATTCGCAGAGCGATCAAGATTCCATCCTGCACACCGCGCGCGTGCCGATCCTGGCAATCACTGGCATCAGTGACGACGATAACGTGACGATCGGGGCGAAGTCTGCCCTGATGCTGCCGCTGAACGCGGATGCCAAGTACGTCGAGCACTCGGGCGCTGCGATCGAGGCTGGCCGGCAATCGCTGCAAGACCTCGAGAACCAGATGCGCGCGATGGGCGCCGAACTGCTGGCCGAGACGCAGGTGTCCACCACGGCCACGCAAAACGCCATCGAGGACAGCGAGCAGAAATGTCAGCTCTCGATGATGGTCGAGGGCCTGGAAGACGCGCTCGATCAGTCGCTGTCGATCATGCACGACTGGATGAAGCTGGAGTACAAGGGCAGCATCGACATCTTCGACGACTTCTCTTCCGATGCAGTCCTGCAAACGGCCGGCCCGTTTGTCACGGCGCTGGTGCAGCTGGTGAATGCACGCATGCTCTCGAAAGAAGACGCCTTCGATGAGATGAAGCGGTATGGGATCGTGTCGCCAGACAAGGTCTGGAAGGATGTGCAGTCGCGCATCGAGCTGCAGCCGCCTGAGTTCAGCGTGGCGATGCCTGCTGTCGCGTAAGCCATGAGCGCCTTCGAAGAATGGCTACGCGACCTGCTCATCGCGCACAACATCGACATGCTGCGCGCCGAGGCCGACATCAAGGCCAGTGTGATCGCGCTGCTGGTGAAGATGCAGAAGGACATCGTTTCCCTCCTCGTCAACAAGCCGGAAATGTCGTTGCTCGGCAAGCAGGCGAAGAACACGCTGATCCGCGAGTCGAACGCGATCATCTCGGACTACTACGGGCGTGCGCAGCTGGAAGTCGACCTGAAGGCGGTCGCGGAGGTCGAGTCTGCGGCTGTACGAGACGCCCTGGTCAAGATCGTGGACTTCCGCCCGACCGCGGAGCTGCCGACGCAAGCCGAGTTGAAGGCTGCGATCACGGAGGCGCGCGCCACGGTTACGGGCTCCAAGGCGCTGACCGATGCCGCTGCCGAGGTGCGCATCGGCGTGCAGGCGCCGACCGAGAACTACCTGCGAACGTTAGTCTCCGACACGCTCGTGCAGGGCTCGCCGGCCAAGAACTGGTGGCTGCGGCAAGAGCAGGACACGCAATTCAAGATCGCCAACGAGATCCGCATCGGTGCGGCGCAGGGCGAGACGAACGCGCAGATCATCAGCCGCATCGTGGGGCAGGAAGTGACCGCCAAGGCGCCGGATGCGCCAGGTGGAGGCGTGATGCCGTTGGCGCGCAATAACGCCGCTGCGATCGTTCAGACCAGCATGGCGGCGGTTGCTGCGGCGGCGAGGCGCGCGACGTTTCAGGCAAATCGGGATATTGCGCAGGGGATCGAACAAATTTCGACCCTCGATGGGCATACGAGCCTGACCTGTATTGCATATAGCGGTGCAACATGGGATCTCGACTACGAACCGATCGGGGATAACGACCTGCCATACAACGGAGGGGTTCCAAGGCATTTTAATTGCCGCAGTGCAGAAATTCTCCTGATGAAGACCCTGCGCGACATGGGTATCGACATGGATGAGCCCGATCTCGGCATGCGCGCATCATCGAACGGACCGATCAGCGCGAAAACGACGTTTGCGGACTACCTGAAGATGAAGGGCGAGGACTACCAGAACGAGGTGCTAGGCAGAGGTCGCGCGGATTTATTCAGGCAGGGCAAATTGTCTCCGCGAGACCTTGTGAACAGCGTTACGGGCCGGCCCCTCAAATTGAGCGAGCTGAAGGCTAAGTACGGCGGATAGCGTAGAATCGCCGCATGACCTTCGATCCCAAATCCCTGCTGTCCGCGCCCGCGCTGACCGTCGATGGCCTCGCTGCTGAGTTGGCGAAGGCTTCGGCGGCTGGCATGGGCAGGGCGGTGGTTAAGCTGCCTGATGGGCAGGAGGTCATCAAGGTTGAGCTAGTCGCAACCGGCGAAGTGCCGGCGCATTTTGTGATCAAACCGAAGTAGAAGCACCTAATTTCAACGAAAGGCCGCCAGGAGCAATCCGGCGGCCTTTTTCTTTGCCCGAATGCCGGATGGACTAGGGCGCAACGAGCAGGAATGCTCAGATATTGGCCGGATGGCCGGGAAGAGAACCATGCCTTTTAAACTAGACGCCAACGGCGCGATCGTGATCGACGCCGAAAAGAAGCAGCCGATCTTCGTGTATGCCGACGGCCGCGAAGCTCCATTCGATGCCGACAACACCATCGCGACGATCTCCCGCCTGAACGGCGAGAGCAAGTCCCATCGCGAGGCCAAAGAGGCCGCCGAAGCGAAGCTCAAGGGCTTCGAAGGCATCGAAGACGGCGAGGCCGCCCGCAAGGCGCTGGAGCTGGCAAAGAACATCAAGGATGGCGACCTGATCACCGCCGGCAAGGTCCAGGAGATCAAGGACGCCGCCGCCAAGTCCGCGCAGGAAGCCGTCGCCGCCGCAACCCGCGCCGCGCAGGAAAAGGAAAAGGCGCTGACCGAGCAGAACTCCAAGCTGACGCAAGACCTGAACAACCACATCATCGGCGGATCGTTCGCCAGTTCCAAGTTCATCGCCGAGAAGCTGGCAATCCCGGCTGACATGGCACAGAAGTTCTTCGGCGACCGCTTCAAGGTTGAGTCCGGCAAGCTGGTGCCGCTCGACCAGGCCGGCAACCCCATCTTTTCGGCCACGAATCACGGCAACCATGCGGACTTCGAGGAAGCGCTGCAGGTCATGATCAATCAATACCCGCACAAGGATTCCATCCTCAAGGGATCGGGTGCCTCGGGTGGCGGCGCCTCGGGCGGCGGTGGCGGCGCTCGCGGCGGCAAGGAAATCCCGCGCTCGCAGTTCTTCGCCATGGCCCCACAAGCGCAGGCAGAAGCAATCAAGGGTGGCGCAGTCGTTACCGACTGAGCGCCGCAACGAATCGCCGGCCCGCCTCAACGGGCCATTTTGATGCCTTGCCGATGGATGTCGCGCAGGGTGCTTTGGGCTGGATAGCCTGTTCGTTCTGAAAACTCAAATCATCCTGACCGGCTCGCTAAATGCGGGCCTTTTTTATTCCCGAAAGGCTTCAAAAACATGGGTACCCTGACTCTGACTTCCCTGATCCCGAACATCTACAACGCCATGAACGTGGTGGCGCGTGAGCGTATCGGCTTCATCCCGGCAGTTTCGCGCGATTCGTCCGCGGAGCGCGCAGCACTGAACCAGGTCATCATGTCGCCGGTCGTCGGCGCGATGCAGGCCGAAGACCTGACCCCGGCAGCGTTCGCAGCCGACACGCCGAACCAGACCGTCGGCAACGTGCAGATGACCATCAGCAAGGCCCGCTCGGTCCCGTTCGGCATCACCGGCGAGGAAACCAAGGGCCTGCAGAACGCCGGCACGCTGGGCAACATCAACGAGCAGCGCATCGCCCAGGCACTGCGCACGCTGTCGAACGAAGTCGAGAACGACTTGGCCGCGCTGCACGTCCATGCATCGCGCGCCTGGGGTGCTGTCGGCACCATGCCGTTCGGCACCGCCGCTGATCTGTCGGACTTCGCGCAGCCACGCAAGATCCTGGACGACAATGGCGCACCGCAGTCGGACATGCACATGGTGCTCGGTACCGGCGCCATCGCCAGCATCCGCGGCAAACAATCGGGCCTATTCAAGGTCAACGAAGCCGGAAATGACGACCTGCTGCGCTACGGCCGTCTGACCCAAGTCGAGGGCTGGGACATCCATACCTCGGGCGCGGTCAAGCAGAACGTCGCCGTGGGCACCGCTGCTGGCGCCACCACCAATAACGCAGGCTACGCCAAAGGCGCGACCGTCATCACCCTGGCCGCTGCTGGTACCGGCACCGTGCTGGCCGGCGACATCATCAAGTTCGCGGGTGACACCGTGAACCAGTACGTGGTCGAAGTGGGTAACGCCAGCGTCGTCGGCGGCGGCAACATCACCCTGGCGGCGCCCGGCCTGATGCAAGCCATCCCGGCGTCCGCAACCGCGATCACGGTCGTCGGCGCCACCACCCGCAACATGTTCTTCCAGCGCGCCGGCATCCAGCTGGCGACCCGCGCCCCGTCCATGCCGGAGGGTGGCGACGACGCCGACGACGTGATGCTGGTTACCGATCCGGTCTCGGGCATCACCTACGAGTTCGCGGTGTACAAGCAGAAGCGCCAGGTGCGCTACGAGGTCAACCTGGCGTGGGGCGTCGCAATGCCGAACCCGCACCTGTGCGGCCTGCTGATCGGCGGCTAACCCTTCAACCCGCCCGGCTGCCGCTTGGTAGCCGGGCTACCTGGGAGCGCTCGATGAGCACCATCCACATCAAATCCACCGACGAAGCCACGCAGGGCGAATTCGTCGTCATCAATGAAGCCGACTTCAATCCCGAGCTGCACGAGCGCTTCGGCGCAGCTCCGGAGAGGGCGCAAGGCATCGCCGGCCTGCGCGCCGAATTGACCGCCCGCGGCATCGAGTTCGATCCAGACGCCAAGAAGGCCGAGCTGAAAGCGCTGCTGGAATCGGCCGACGCGCAGCAATAACGGCATCAACAAATCCAAGGGAGTGACGTATGACCCTGATCGTAGAGAGCGGGGTAGCGCTCCCGGATGCGGAAAGCTACGCCAGCGTAGCGCAGGCCGACGCCTACCATGAGGCGCGCGGCAATTCGCAGTGGTCGCTATTGAGCGACGTCGAGAAAGAGCACGCATTGCGGCGCGCAACCGACTACATGCTGCAGATGTACCGCACGAAGTGGAAGGGCGTGCGCGCAAGCCTGAATCAGGCACTCGACTGGCCTCGGCTGGAAGTGCGGCTCGATGATGTCGGCTTCGGCAGGATTGCTGCCTACGTGCCGTACAACACCGTCCCGCAGCAGGTCATCCAGGCGACTGCGGAGATGGCGCTGCGCGCAGCCGCCGGCGAACTGGCTCCCGACCTTCAGCGCACTGTGGCCGAGAAAACCATTGGCCCGATCAAGACCGTGTACGCGGCAGGCGCCCCGGAATATGTGCGGTACCGGGCGATTGACATGCTGCTCAAGCCTTTGCTGGCCTCGGGCGGCATGGCTATTCGATTGGAGCGCGCATGAACCGCCATCAACACCCATCAAACAATGGCGTGCTGGGCGCACCAGCCGGGTGGAATCAAGGGGAATTGCCGTGCGGCGCATTGCCAATTACCCGCATGGAGGTCGACGGCAAGCCCATGATCGGATCATTCTGGAAGCCGACCGCGGAGGAGCTGGCTGATCTTGTCGCCGGCGGTTCGGTTGCGCTATGGGTGATCGGCGCGACAATGCCGCCGGTTTCGCTGGGAGTCGAGCCATGACCGTTATCGCATGGGACGGCAAGACCCTGGCCGCTGACAGGCGAACAAGTTTTGGCAGTCGTCACATGACCACTCGCAAGGCGCATCGCGTCAATGGCGCCCTTGTGGCGGGCGCCGGCGAAACCGCGGCCATTCTTGAAATGGTGGAGTGGTTCAGGGCTGGCGCCAAGCCGGAAGATTTGCCAGCTAATCAGCGTACTGATAACTGCGTCACGCTGCTTGTCATTACTCCAAAGGGCGAAATCTTGGAGTATGCAAACGGACCTTACCCCATCGTGGTCAAGGAGAAGCAGTGGGCGGTAGGCTCCGGTGCCGAGTTTGCCCGGACTGCCATGTACCTTGGAAAATCGGCGCGCGAGGCGGTCACGATCGCGTGCAAGTTCGACACGTGCAGCGGCAATGGCATCGACACCCTGGAGCTGGAATGAGCTACGCCCAAGACGCCCGCGACGCTGACGCAGCATTCCGAGCCGATGGCCAGCTGATCCGCCTGACCAGCAAAACCAAAGGCGCGTACGCAAGCGGCTCGGTTCCCATCGTCACGACTGAGGCCAACGTGTGGGGCATCGACACCGCTGTATCGGCGCATGCCGTCGGCACGACGACGCAGGCCGGAACGCTGGTCACGGCCGGCGACCGCAAACTGATTATCTCGTCGCTGTCCGAATCCGGCGCCCCGCTGCCAGAGCCAAAGCACGGCGACCTGGCGCAGGTCGGGACGAAGGTCTACACGGTGCGCAACGTCAATCCGCTGTCGCCCGGGGGCGCGGTTTTGCTCTACAACCTGATCGTTGGTCTCTGATGGCGACCTTCTCCGCGCAGATCAACGCATGGATTGCCAAGACGAAGGATGACGCGGACAAGATCGTGCGGTACGCGCTGAACACGGTCGACGGTCGGCTGGTGCAGCGATCCCCTGTTGGCGACGCAAGCTACTGGCAGCGGCCCGCACCACCTGGCTACACGGGTGGCAGGTTCAAGGGCGCATGGATGGTGGCCGAATGGACACCTCAAGCAGGCGGATCCGGCATGGACCGGGTTGCGACAAGTAGCGGCGTGAAAATCGATAAGGATGGAGCGGCCACCTTGGCATCGCACGCGGGAGTTATTGGCGGCGCGAAGGCAGGCCGGGTCTACTACCTGTACAACCCGCTGCCATACGCCAAGCCCATCGAAGAGGGTTGGTCCCGACAAGCGCCAGTTGGCGTCGTCGCCCTGACGGTAGTCGAGTGGAACAACATTGTTGAAAACGCAGTTAACGGCGTCAAGGCGGGCGGCGGCGATATGAAGGCAGGCTTCGAGGCATACCCACTATGACGCAGAACGCAATCAGAGATGCACTCGAGAACGCGCTCGCAGCGATCCAGCCAGTGCTCGACACCGTGCACGGCAACGAAGAGTACGCGCCGGTCGCCGGACGCCCCTACCAAGAGGTGTACGTTATGTTCGCCACCCCGGCAAACCCGACGATGGGCGATGGCTTCTACCAGGAGATGGGCGTCCTGCAGGTCAACTTGCAATATCCGACCGGCGTCGGATCGGCGGAAGCCACTGAGCGCGCGGAGTTGACCCGGCAGACGCTCAAGCGCGGCTCGACCTTCCCGGCCGACGGCATCACCGTGCAGATCGACAAAACGCCTGAAGTGTCTGGCGGCGTGGTTGATGGCGACCGATGGAAGGTCGTTGTGCGAGCACCGTTTCACGCAGATATTTACACCTAATTTCGACCGCTCACCCGCGGTTTCTTCAGGCTCGCTGCGGCGGGCCTTTTTATTTCTGAAAGGCTCATTCATGACCGTCGCACAAGGCATCAACAAAATCACAGTCATCAAGGCCCAAACCGGCCTCGGCGTCCCGGCAGTCGGTGCGGGCGGGCAGGTCCTGCGTCGCAAGACCTCGATTGGCAAGAAGTCGCGCGCTAGCTACACCAACGACGAGATCGTGCAGCATCAGCAGTCCACGGGCGTGAACCTGGGGACCGCCTCGACATCGTGGGACTTCGATGGCCTGCTGTCGCCAGGCACCTACGCCACCCCGCTGCAAAGCCTGCTGCGTAAGGCATTCACCGCGGGCGCCGCGACCACCGCTGCCGCGCTGACCATCGCCGGCACCGGCCCGGCCTATACCGTCACGCGCGGTACCGGCTCGTACCTGACCGACGGCATCAAGGTTGGCGACGTGGTGACACTGGGTGGCGGCACCTTCAATGCGGCCAATGCGGGCAACAATCTGCTCGTCGCCGCACTGACCCCGACCATCGCTACCGTCATGACTGTCAATAGCTCGGCACTGGTTGCCGAGGGCCCGATCGCCGCGGGCGTGATGACCGTCGCGGGAAAAAAGTCGATGGTTCCGATGACCGGCCATACCGATACCATATTCACGGTCGAAGAGTGGTACGGCGACATCAGCAAGAGCGAAGTGTTTCCCGACCTGCGTATCGGCCAGTGCGACATCGGCCTGCCGGCAAGCGGCAATGCCACCATCAAGCTCGCATCGCAGGGCCTGGGCGTGCGCACGCGTGGTAATGCACAGGTGCTGACCAGCCCGACCGCTGCTACTGCTACCCCGGTCCTGACCGCGGTGCGCGGCGTGGTCCTGGCAAATGGCGTGCCGCAAACCGGCGTCACCAGCATTTCGTTGACGATCAAAGGCAACCTGAACGCCATCGGCCCTGTCGTTGGCTCGAACTTCAATCCGGACATGTCGCGTGGCCGCGTCGAAGTGACCGGCACGTTCTCGGCGCTGTTCGACAGCACGACCCTCGGCACGCTGTACGACAACGAAACCGTCACCTCGCTGGTTGCGGTGATGGCGGCGGACACGACCAACAGCTCCGGCTTCGTCGCCATCAACCTGTCGGCAATCAAGCTGACGGACGATGCGCCGGACGATGGCGAGAAGGCCGTGATGCGCACCTACCCCTTCACTGGCCAGATCAACGCCGCCGGCGGCGCGGCACTGCCATCGGACATGACTATCGTCAGCATCCAGGATTCCGCAGCTTAACGAACTGGCGCAAGCCACCACCAGCACCGACCGGCTGCTGTCGCCTTCGCGGGCGCGGCAGTCGGCACGGGCACTTTTTATCCCGCGAAGAAAGGTAACAACATGAACCAAGAACAAAACG